GCACAATTTTATAAGAGCCAGATTGCGTCTGCACATAAGTTATTAAAAACATATACCGCTAATGCAATTGCTAAAGCCCTAAAGAATACAAAGGCTCGTAATATTTATTCGTTGCGAGCGCCACATTTGATACCTATCATAGAGCAAGAACAGGCTTTGATTGATAGTCAGTCTCATATTTCTAAAAATTATGAAGATAGCCGACAGGTTAAAAATATTAAATTTCGTCAAAACAATAAATCGCAAAATATTATTTCTAAATTAAGAGAGATTGATAATGACACTTAAAGAAGATGTTAAGAAAAATTTTGGTGATAATGTTATGTTAACAGCAAACGCCGTTATTGACAAGTCATTGATAACAATCCCTGTTAGTCCAGCATTAGATATTGTTCTAAATGGTGGCATCCCAGAAGGAAGTTTTGTTATTTTTACTGGTCAACCTAAATGCGGGAAAACTACAACTTCGCTAGACTTTTGTGCAACAGCCCAGAAGAAAGAGTATGCACACGGCTCCTTTAAAGATGGTAGGGAAGTGTATTATCTAAATATCGAAGGTAGATTGAAAAAAAGAGATCTAGAAGGAATACCAGGATTAAATCTAGAAAAATTCAATATTATTGGATCTCAAGAAGGTAAAATCCTACATGCAGAAGAATATCTCCAAATTGGAGAAAGAATTATTAATGAAATTCCTGGATCAGTAGTTATTATAGACTCCTACTCTGCCCTATGCACAGAAGCTGAAATTACTAGCGATATGGATAAGATGCAAAGAGCAGACGGAGCCAAGCTATTGGCTAAGTTTTGCAGAAAAGTGTCTAACGTTATTCCTGTTAATAGGAATGTGGTTATAGGTATTACTCACCAAATGGGTAATCCGGGCATGGGCCATAGTGAGTGGAAAGAAAAGAGTGGTCAGGCTATTGCTTATCAAACAGATATTAAAATCAAAGCTAACTATTTTAGTCCTTGGAATTTAAGTACAGACAGTCCACAGATTGGACAAGAAGTACACTGGCAAGTAATGTGTTCTGCTCTAGGTGCTCCTGGTGGTAAAATTACAAGCTATATTAGATATGGACAAGGTATTGATAAACAGATGGAACTATTGACACTGGCTGTAGATTTGGGTCTTGTATCTAAGGGGGGTGCATGGTATACTATGTCATCTGTGGAGGACAAGCCAAAATTCCAGGGTCTTGAGAAAACAAGACAGTATTTAGTTGATCATCCAGAAGTTTATGACGATTTATGGATAAAAGTTAAGGACATGATGGGCATCAAATGCAAGTAAAAGATCTGGATGGTAATTCTTATAATTGGCAATTAATCGGTAATATATCACATGGGTCTATTCAAAATAAATCTAGCCTACATTTACAGGCCAGGGATTTAATCCATGTTTGTTTTCCTACATTACAAGTATTGGAAGAAGTTCCCGTCAATATAAGAAGATCAGAAACTCTTTATTTAGACTTTTATTTACCCCTTATTAAAAAATGTATAGAGGTTCATGGAGAGCAACATTATAAATTCAGTAAATTTTTTCATAATACTCCACTCGGTTTTATAAAACATAAAAAGAGAGATCAAGAAAAAAAAGAGTGGTGTGAACTAAATGGTATTGAGCATATAGAACTGCCATTTGATCAAATAAGTCAATGGGAAATAAGGATTAAAAATGAACACTAAAGAACAAGTAAATGAGTGGGACCGTGTTCTTGACGAGTACGAGCAAGGACTTGGATTGGGATTATACAAATCTGATATTTTCTCTGAAACAGAATTAAATGGATATTTCCAAATGAGTCGAGACGAACTAGAAAAAACAACACCAGAAGTATGCGGAGAAATAGCTTATAGATTAGGTCAGTTTGCTTTTCATATGCAAAGATCTCTTAATAGGGAGCTATCGAGAGTTAATTGGGCCGAAGAAACGATTAAAGAAACTATTGCCGAAGAAATTAATAACTATAAAGGGTATGGTTATATTGAAAAGTCTTCACAGGCCATAAAAAATAATGAAAAAGCTACAGCATTAAATAAAATAAAAAAATACGCTAAACAAAGAAGTGATAGACTTCAATATTTGGCTAATAGTATAAAACATTTATCGGATATTATGTTATCTATTCAAAAAACAAAGGTGAGAAATGTCAACTAATTTTGATCTTAATGAATTACTAAAAAATCCGGACCAAATCAAACAAATTATCGGAGTACTGTCTAGCTTGCTTGACGCGGCCCAACAAGCCGACGATAACAAAGTACCAGAAACCAAAACAACACGATCAGTAAGCAAAATAAAAAAAACAAAAACTAAAATACAAAGAGAAAATAAATTTATTTCTATGCCAGAAGCCAGTATGCATAAAGAAGATCCTGAATTAGCACAAAAACTATATAAACAACCGCCAATCGCCAGAAATAGAAAAAATCAAACCATGAAGGCTAAGTGTAGGGTATGTGGTAGAGAAGAGAAGATCCAATCGTCTCTACTGTATGGTGGTATAGAAAGATTTAAGTGCAATAAGTGTTCGACAACTCCTGGTTAAAAAACTAACTATTTTTATAATTAATATAATATATGGCAAATAAAGACTATTTGGCTGACCCATCTGCCGAGCGAGCAGTTCTATCTGGACTGTGTAAATACGGTGAAAATGCTTATTTAGACGTAAGCGATCTAATATCTAGCGCAGTATTTACTATAGACAGTAATGCTTTAATCTATAATTGTATACAGCATATATATTCAAACGATAATAATGCTACTATAGATTTAGCATACATATATAGCGTAGCACAGGAATTAGGATATAAAGAAGCATTATCATCAAAAGATGAGGCAATGCATATAAAAGCTATCTTAGATTTTCCAGTAGACCAAACAAACATAAGAAAATTTGCAAGTAAAATAAAGAAGCTAGAAATAGCTAGAAATATTAGTGATCAACTAGGCTCTGCACAAAAAGAGCTTCATGAGGTTACGGGATCAGAATCTATTTCCGATATTCTAAATATAGCGGAGAGTAAGGTTTTTGATTTAGGTATGCTGCTTGGTGATAATAAGACCGAGCCCGAAGCTATTGGTAAAAATATAGATGAATATATTCAAAATCTAGAAGATAATCCGGTTGATCAAGTAGGCTTATCCACAGGATTTCCCATATATGATAAAGCTATAGGAGGAGGCTTAAGGAAAAGCACTGTTAATGTTATTGCCGCAAGACCCAAGACTGGAAAAACCCTATTAGCAGACAACATGGGATTTTACTTGGCCAATAATAAAATACCAGTTTTAAATATGGATACAGAAATGACAACGGACGATCTATATTAATCGTATTATTGGTATGATGACAGATATAGACTTAAACACCATAGAAACTGGTAAATTTAGAGACTCCTCTGATCTAAAAAGTAAAATTTATGATGCTAAGTCCAAATTAAAAAATATAAAACTTTATTATAAATCTATAGCCGGTAAACCATTTGATGAACAACTAGCTATTATGCGTAGATGGATTATAAAAGAGGTTGGTTTAAATGATGATGGGAGCGCAAAAGATTGTGTTATATTTTATGATTATCTTAAACTCATGGATTCTGCTGGTATGTCTCAGGATCTAAAAGAATACCAAGTTTTAGGATTCATGATGACATCTCTACATAATTTTGCTACAAAATATAAAATACCAGTAGTAGCATTTGTTCAATTAAATCGTGACGGCATCACAAAAGAAAGTACTGATACAGCTTCTGGTTCAGATAGAATCATATGGCTATGTAGTAATTTCTCAATTTTTAAGCGCAAGTCTGACGAAGAAATAGCAGAGGATGGCCCATCAGCAGGCAATAGAAAATTAATACCACTAGTAAGTAGGCACGGCGGAGGCTTAGACGACAATGATTATATTAATTGTCATATGAAGGGCTGGTGTGCTAAAATTACTGAGGGTCAAACAAAATTAGAGCTAAATAATGGCTCTGGTAAAAATAAAAATACTTTTCAAATAACCACAGATGAAGATAATGAACAACACGAAGAAGAAATCTCGTTCGTTTAGTCAGGCTAAAATAAAGGCTGTATGCGATGAACTGTGTGATAATGTAGACTTATTGTGTGAGACTTTTGATCTTAATTGCAAACACAATAATAAAATGATCACCATGGCTTGCCCAATACATGGTGGAGATAATGAATCGGCACTTAATCTATATTATGTGGGGGATTCATATCGTGGTAATTGGGTTTGTCGAACACATCATTGTGAAAGGATTTTTCAGCCATCTATTATTGGTTTTTTAAGAGGCATATTATCAGTTAGAACTAATAATTGGATGAAAGATGGTGATGAAATGTATAGCTTTGATAATACTATGCAAATGGCCCTTAAAATCTTAAATAAAGATATAAAAGATATTAAAGTTAATTATACTAATATGGAGAAAAAAGCTTTTATTAAAAATATACAAAGCATATCTCATATACCCGATAGTCTAGATAAATTACCAACAAGACAAATGGTAAGAAAAGCATTAGATATTCCAGCAAACTACTATTTAAAAAGAGGTTATTCTCAAAAGATTTTAGACAAGTACGATGTTGGTCAATGTACCAATTCTAATAAAGAAATGTTTGATAGAATTGTTGTTCCTATATATAACCAGCAGTATAGTCATATGGTGGGATGTAGTGGCAGAAGTATATATGAAAAATGTTCTAAGTGTTCTTATTATCATAATCCAAATACTGATTGTGTAAATGGCGAATTTGGCTGGAAATATTCTAAATGGAAACATAATAAAGACTTTAAGGCTAAAGACCATCTTTACAACCTATGGTTTGCCAAAGATTATATATTAAAAACCGGAATAGCTGTGGTTGTCGAAAGTCCAGGCAATGTGTGGAGACTAGAAGAAGCTGGTATCCATAATTCTATAGCTATTTTTGGAACCTCATTAGGAGATAGGCAAAAAATGCTGTTAGATTGCTCTGGAGCTATGTCTTTATTAATTCTATTAGATAATGATGAGGCTGGTCAGGTGGGAGCAAAACAAATATATGATAAGTGTTATCGTACATATAATATTAAAACACTATCTATTATAAAGAACGATATAGCGGATATGACTATTGAAGATATACAACAAACTATTATACCAGAAATGGATAAAATGCATGTCTAATTTTATTTTGGCCTTTGCTGGACGTAAACAATCGGGCAAAACAACTTGTGCTCAGTTTACAAAAGAAATATTTGATACTATATCTGGCAGTGATTCATGTAAAATATATAATTTTGCTGATTCTCTAAAAAATGATATATGTATAAATATACTAGGTTTAACATATGATCAGTGTTATGGTACAGACGAGCAAAAGAATCAACTAGTTGACTGCTATTGGGAAAATAAACAACTTACAGCTAGAGAAATTATGCAGCTGGTCGGAACCGATATGTTTAGAAAACTTAAAACGAATGTTTGGTCAGAAACCACAATAAGAAAGATAAAGCAAGATACACGAAAGATTAGTTTGATTGCTGACTGTAGGTTTCCTAATGAAGTACATGCAATTAAAAATGCTGGAGGTCTAGTAGTAAAGTTAACAAGGAATCCTTATAATTCTCAGCACGAAAGCGAAGTAGCTTTAGACGAAAACAGATTTGATGCAAAAAACTTCGATCTTGTCATAGACAATCAAAATATGACCATATCACAACAAAATCTTTTATTATCAAATTTTCTAAAACAAAAAGGATTTTTACCATTATAATTACATACTTTAGAAGCTCATCGTATAATACCCATTCAATGTGTGAGCAGCAGTACTTTATCGAATATGTTCTCGGTAGAAGAGGTCTGTCTAATAAGAAGGCTGATAAAGGAACTATTGTTCATAAGGTGCTAGAGATACTAGCAATTATGAAAAAAGCCCATCAAGATAAAATACAAATTATTGAAGACGATATTGTTGGAACTATTGATCTAAACACAGACGATATGTTCAACGATCAATTTATTTTATCGTTAGCTAATAAGGTATATGACTATTATACCTCACAATGCTCCCATCATTCTTGGCTAGACAAAGACAGAAAAGACTGTATAGAATGGATTAGCAAAACTCTTAGGGCAAATAATCGTATGTTTGATCCTAGAAGACGCAATATTTTTAGATCAGAACAGCATTTTGATTTGGCTATAAATAAAGATTGGGCTAACTATATCTATGATATTAATGGCAAAAAAATTAGTGGTAAACTAGCCATAAAAGGAACAATGGATCTAATTACACAGATCGACGATAACACACTAGAAATTGTTGACTGGAAAACTGGTCGCAGACTAAACTGGGCGACCGGTGAAGAAAAAACACAAGCTAAACTAGAAGATGACCCACAACTAAGATTATACCACTATGCTGTACATAGATTATTTCCAGAATTCAAACATATCATTGTAACAATAAACTTTATTAATGATGGTGGTCCATTCTCTGTTTGTTTTGATAATACAGATAACGCGATGAAGACCGAATATATGCTTAAAGAAAAATTTATTCATATTCAAAAAACACAAAAGCCTCAACTTAAAAAGTCTTGGATGTGTAGCAAGTTGTGTCATTTTGGGAAAAATACATTTCAAAATGATAAACATGTTTTACCAACAATAGAATATAGAGATAATCAAATAACACCAAAAAATAATTTTATGACCCAATGTGAACAAATTAAGCACGATCTTGAATTACGAGGAATGAACGAAGCGGTTGACGTTTATCAATTACCAGGATATAGTGTTGGTACATACAAGGCACCAGGAGAAGTTTAATGTATATTCCGCTACATGTTCATACACACTATAGTCTTTTGGATGGTTTGTCTAAGCCAGAACAAATAGCTAAAAGATGCAAGACTATTGGAGCAAAAAGTTGCGCTATTACTGATCATGGCACTATATCTGGTAATGTTAATTTTTATAAAACTATGAAAAAAAATAACATTAAACCAATAATGGGTTGTGAACTATATATTTCCCCAAAGGATGCATCAATTAAAGATAAAACCAATAGTGATCTATCACACATGGTTATTTTATGCAAAAATTTTAATGGCTGGCAGGACTTGATAAGTCTTGTCTCTTTATCCAATAATGCTAATTATTTTTATTATAAGCCAAGATTAGATCTTGATCTTATACATAAAACAACTCTAGATAGTCATAATCTAATTTGTATTACTGGTCATCCAGGATCTACATTGGCCGATACTATATATAGCTTTGATGAAAGTAAACTATTAGATGATTGGAAGACTAAAGGATTGGATCATATCAAGAAACTATATTCTGTTTTTGGTGAGGAAAATGTATTTGTAGAAATACAATTGATGGATACTGATAATGTTCACCAACAAACAATAGGTAAAGCTTTAAGAGATCTATGTAAAGAATACAAATTAAAGAAAACAGCATCAATAGATGCACATTATTGTGAATCGTCTGATGCGGTAGATCAAAGAGTTCTTCTGTGTAGTGCATTAAAAGTTACACTACCAGAAATATCTAATAAAATTATTAATAATGAAAAGGTGCCCATGTCTAGCTTTTTTACATCAGAAAAGTACTATATACTTTCATATGAAGAAATGCTATCGATTCACGATAAAGAAGAATTGGACACAACAATAGTAATTGATAATATGTGCGAAAGTTATGAGATTTTGTCTGCTCCTCAATTACCAACCTTTGAGTGTCCCGATCAACAAAAGCCTATTGAATACTTAAGACATCTTTGTAGGCAAGGATGGTTAGAAAAGATTCAAAATAAAATACCAAAAGAACAACAGGATATTTATGTAGACAGAGTAAAAAAGGAACTAAGTATTTTAGAGTCCACTAATCTTGCAAGTTATTTTCTTATTATTAGAGATATAGTCTTATATATAAGAAATAAAAGCTGTCTGCCGGGACCAGGGAGAGGCTCTGCTGCTGGGTGCTTAGTTTCTTATCTGGTTGGCATTACTGCTATAGACCCTATTAAATATGATTTAATCTTTGAAAGATTTTATAATACTGGAAGAAATACAGATTCCAACATATCCATGCCAGATATTGATGTGGACGTACCGATTGAATATAGAGAAGATATTATTAATTATATAAAAAATAAATATGGTAATGATAAGGTTTCTCAAATGATTACCTTTAATACTCTTAAAGGAAGGGGGGCTCTTAAAGAAGTGTTACGCATATATGGTAATATATCCTTTGAAGAAATGAATCGTATCACTAAGCACATACCAGATGAGGCTAAAATTGCAGACGAATTACAGGAAATGAAAGATGAAGACGGAGAAGCATCTATTTTACGATGGGCTTTAGAAAATAATGGATCCAAACTTAAAGAATGGTGCTATATTGGTGATGACGGACAGCTATACGGACCACTTGCTAAACGATTTGAACAGGCTATTAGATTGGAGGGAGCAAAATATAATCAATCCAAACACGCCGCTGGTATAGCAATATCTAACACATCATTAAATACTATATGTCCAATGATATGGGATCCAAAAACAGAGCAAAATATTGCTGGGTTTGAGATGAGCGACTTAGAGTCTATCGGAGTGATTAAGTTTGATATTCTTGGAATCGCTTTATTAGATAAAATTATGTGTATTAGGGATATTTTAAAAATAAAAAAGGCTGAATATGCTATTTGAAGAAATTCTAGCTGGACAAAGATTTAGATATAAAGAATATGAATATCTTAAGATTCCAGAAATTAAAAAAACATGTTGTCAGATTCATGCTAATGCTATTAGATTAAGAGACAATAAAGAAACTTTATTTGAATACAAAGCACAAGTGGAGGCTGTAATAGATGATCAACAATAAAATTTGCGTATTTGATTTTGAAACCGATGGTAAAAATCCTGAAGAATGTAGTCCGGTACAACTATCTGCTATAATTATTGATCCAATTAAATTGGAAATTATACCTAAATCTGAATTCAATACTTTTCTAAAACCAGAAAAATTAGTTAACTGTAACACGGATAATCCTTATACTGATTCTGACATCCTTGACTGGCACGGCAAAATACGCAATCTCTCTGGAGAACAAGTTTTAACAGAATGGAAAGGGTATCCTGAGCAAAAATATGCTTGGGCGCAGTTTGTTTCATATCTAGATAAATATCATTTAAAGTCTAATAGTAATAGTAAAAAATCACAATTTACCGCACCAATAGCGGCAGGATATAATATCTTGCGATTTGATATGGCTATTGTAAATAGACTAAGTAATAAGTATAATAATACAAACAAAGAAAAAGAAACTTGTTTATTTCATCCAAGAGATAAAATAGATATTATGCATTTATTTGGGATGTGGACGAGCTATATCTCTGAGGTAAGAGGCTTGTCTCTAGACTATATGAGAGATTATTTAGGTATTGATAAAACAAATGCTCACAATGCCTCTAAAGATGTTGAGGATTGTGCCCAAATTCTACTCAGATTTCTAAGACTACATAAAAAATTAAGTCAAAAAATACAGTTTAAGGATTCTTTCAAAGTATGAAAACCGCAACATTCGACGATTGTGAATGCAAATTCTGCATTAATAATCAGGGAACTATTGATTTTGATATTGATATTGAACACATTGATTTGGAATGTCCAAAAACCTGGAGAATGATATCTGATGGCAACACAAAGGGGTGTTTTCAGTTAGAGTCTAGGCTTGGTCAATCTATGGCTAAAAAACTTAAGCCAGAAAATATAGAACAACTTTCTGCTCTTATCAGTATCATGAGGCCAGGATGTCTAGAAGCTTATAGAGATGGAAAATCTGTAAGCAATCATTATATAGATAAGAAAAATAAAAATGAAGCACTAGATTTTTTTCATCCTGCCTTAGAACCAATATTAAGTAATACATACGGAGAGATGGTATATCAAGAGCAGGCTATGCAAATTTGTCAGAAAATAGCTAATTTTGATCTTACAGAAGCCGACAAGCTTAGAAAAGCCATTGGTAAGAAAAGGCCAGAAGAAATGGTTAAGATTAAGAAGTTGTTTCTACAAAAATCAGAATCCATGAATATAATCTCTAAGAGCGAAGCCGAAGAACTATTCGGATGGATAGAGAAAAGTCAAAGATATTCTTTTAATAAAAGTCATGCTGTGAGTTATGCTTATAATGCATATTTATCAGCATATGCTAAAGCACATTTTCCTATAGAATTTTTTGCATCATATTTAAAATTTGCTAAAGATAAAATAGATCCTCTTAAAGAAATACAAGAGTTAATTAGTAATGCTAATGAAATGAATATATCTATTAAATTACCATCTATACTTAAGCCTGAAAAAGAATTTTTTATTAATACAAAAGACAATAGTATTTCATTTGGTTTAACTAACATTAAAGGCTTGGGCGATTCTGTATATGATAAACTACTAGATCTACTAAAACAATACGATGTTAGTTCTATGAATTTTATAGAAATTTATTGTTATATTCTTAGACATATCAATTCTACAGCCTGTAAGGGATTAATATCTTGTGGTGCTATAAGCAACTCTACAATCTCAAGAACAAGAATGTTATTTTATTATGATATACTAAATAATCTAACAAACAGAGAAGCTGATGTGTTATTAAAAATATTTAATAATCAGAAAATAGAAGATGCTTTACAAATGCTTATTGACTCCAGTATGATTAAAATAACGACTAAAAGAAAGCAAACAATTATATCTCTTATCAATACTTTAAAACATCCTCCATATAATTTGGATGATAGTCCAGAATGGTTAGCTAATAATGAGAAATTTTATTTAGGAGCATCCATTACTTGTCATAAAATTGATGGATGTGATATATATGCCGCAAATGTTGAGTGTAAAGACTTGTCACAAGGGACCAAAACAAAAACTCCTATTCTTGGGGCAGAAATTAGTGATATCAATATAATTAAAACTAAAAAAGGAGTTAATCCTGGTCAAGAAATGGCCTTTATTAAAGTTACAGATTCTACTGGGTCAGCAGATTTGGTGATTTTTCCGGAAGAATTTTCTCAATATAGAGATTTACTTATAGACGGAAATACACTATTAATTAAGCTTGATAGGTCCAGGGATAAGGAGACATTTATAGTTAAAAAATGTTGGCAAGTTTGACTTGACATGGGTAGGCGGTCCTGATACAATATAAGCGTGGTTCGTTACATATACATTTTGATTTTAGGAGCATTTATGAATTTAGTAATTTTGAGAGGTAATTTGGCTAGGGATCCCGAAATTAGATATGTAAATCCATCTGGAAAGGAAACGGCAGTAGTAAATTTTACCGTTGCTGTATCCAGAGAGTTTACCAAGAATAATGGTGATACTGATAAGGTTACTACCTTTGTTAATTGTGAAGCATGGGATAGTGGAGCCGAAGCCATATCATCTTCTTTTAGGAAGGGCGATCTGGTAATGATCGAAGGATCACTAAGGAATGACACATGGGAAAAGGATGGAGTTAAGAGATCAACTATGAAGGTACGAGTTAATAATTTTGCTCGTATTCAAAAGGTTTCTAAGGGCGGTCAGGCCAAGGTTGCCGCTGGCGCAACAAATGATGGTGTTGATAGTCAGGAAAACGAGGAAGTTGTAGCGTTTTAAGGACTAGGTGGGAACAGTAGCCCCTTCTAATGG